GCCGTGATTTCCGGCAAGTCGGTGATGTCGATGTCCGCCAGCCCCTCCTCGGGCCATGCATAGGGCGCACCTGTGTCCGGATGATTGGCGTAAGCCACGAACTGTTGTCCGAGGCAAAGCACTTCCAGCGGATGGCGCTTGATGCCACGGAACGGCTCATTGGTGCGATAGACCAGCATCCGCTTCGGGGCCCGGCCAATGCGCAGGGCGGGCGTGTCCCCGAGGCGTTCCCGCGACAGTTGCTCGATCCTTAGCGCCAAGTCTGCGTCGTCTTTGATATCGATATCGACCGCAGCAACTGCGCCGCCCACAATCCCGATGCCGCAATCCGGCCAGCTGGCCCATGTGGCCACCTCGACCTCGGTGGTGCCACGCTCGGCATGGCGATTCCATTCCGGGTAATCCGTCCATGCCCCGCGCTGGAAGCGGCCGGGCTTTTTCGTGCCCGGGCCGATGGGCAGGATGGCATAGCCATTGGTGACGAGCCGCGCGCCGAAGCGCGCCATGAAGGATGTGTCAGACATTAGAAGGGCACCTCTGGGGTCATGGCGTCGAGGCGTTTGCGGTCCTTGGACGCAAGCTCACGCAGGTGGTCGCAATATCCGGTGACGACCGCATTGATGAAACGGTCCCATTCGGTCTCGGTCAGGGTGGCGAGATCGGATTTGCTAATGCTCTCGAGATACTCGCCGCCCATCTGGCCGCCGACGGTCATCGCCTCGGCCTCGTTCGGGGTCGGATCGATCATGCCCGCCCTCCCATGGCAGATGTCCTGACAGGCCCGGCTGCAGAGGTGCTTGCGGCTGGCATCGCGCCGCGGGTCGGCGAGCCAATAGTGGGGGTTGAACCAGCCAAACCCACGAGGTTGCCGGTGGCAGACGGCGCAGAGGCCGGTGTGGACTGCGCGCATTGGTCAAACCTGTGGCCAGAGATTTCGACATAGCGGCCCGAGGGACGGACCGAGATTGCGCTGGGGCGCGCAAGACGCGCGGCTTCCGCGATGGCCTGATCGACGGTGAGCGGCACCGGGCAGCCCGGCGCGCGCTTGCGCCACCACTCGGCGGCCTTCTGCCGGGCATAGCCCTGATGTTCGATGCAGACCCATTCGCTATAGGACTTCAGCCCGCAGCTGTAGGTGACCTTGAGCGAGGGCAGCCCGCCCAGCTTGTCGTGGCGGCTGAAGGAGACGCCGTGCACGGGCAGCCATTGGATCTTCGGCGACAGGACTGGGAGCGTAGCCGCCGTGGGGGCGATTTTCACGTCGCGGACCGAGAACACATGGCCACAGTCGGGGCATTCCGCCGCCGAAAGTGCGATGATGCTGTCGCATTCGGGGCAGACCTTGGTTGGGGCCTCGCCCCCACCGGCCTCGCCAGGGCGTTTTGGGCGCACCAGATCAATCGGCCCGTGGCGGCGGACATTGCCCGCGAAATCGAGGACCAGACAGTTTTCCTTGCCCGGCGCCAGCCGTGTGCCGCGGCCGACCATCTGCACATAGAGCCCTGCGGATTTGGTCGGGCGCAGCAACGCAATCAGGTCGACGGCGGGGGCGTTGAAGCCGGTGGTCAGCACGCCCATCGAGGCCAGAGCGCGGATTTTGCCGCGCTTGAAGGCGGCAATGATCGCGTCCCTCTCATCCTTCGGTGTGTCGCCGAAGATCGTGCCGCAGATAATCCCCTGGCGGCCAAACTCCTCGGCCACATGGCGGGCGTGCTCAACGCCCGAACAGAAGGCCAGCCAGGACTTCCGGTTACGGCCGTGCGCGATGATCTCGGTAACGGCCGCCCGCGTGATGGCCTCCTTATCTACCGCAGCGGCCAGATCGCGCTGGATGAAATCGCCTGCGCGGGTGCCAACCTTGGACACGTCAAGGCGCGTGGCGGGCTGTTTCGACACCAGCGGGCTGAGATATCCCGCATCGATCAAATCACGCACCGGGGCCTCATAGGCGATGTCGGTAAAGAGCGTGTTCTTGCCCTCATGCAGCATGCCGCTGTCGACCCGGAACGGCGTGGCGGTCAGCCCGATCACCTTAAGTGCCGGATTGATGCGGGTCAGGCCATCCAAAAACCGCCGATACATGGTGCTGGAATTGCTGGGGATGAGATGTGCTTCGTCGATCAACATGAGATCCGTGTGGCCGATCTCAGCCGCGCGGCGGTGGATGGACTGGATGCCTGCGAACAGAATGGGGGCCTGTGCCTCGCGCTTGCCGAGACCTGCCGAATAGATGCCGGCCGGGGCCGCGGGCCAGAGCCCGATCATCTCAGCATGGTTCTGAGCGATCAATTCGCGGACATGGGTCACGATCAGGATGCGCTGGTCCGGCCAGGATTTCAGCACGCCCTCGATGAAGGCGGCTGCCACGAGCGACTTTCCCGCAGCTGTTGGAAGAATTACGATCGGGTTACCTTTGTTTTCTTGGAAATAGCCGTAGATCGCAGTGATCGCGGCCTGTTGATAGGGGCGCAGGGTCAGCATGGCGCGGCCTCCGTCTTGCGGGCGTCGTTTACCCAAGTGGAGCCATCGGCCATGCGGTAGGTGACGACATCGTCGCACGCATCGATGACCTCGCCCGGGACGAGATCGGGGATAAAGAGATGGCGGTTGCAGGCTGCGCGCTGTTCGAGCGCTGTCAGCATCCGGTGGTGACGGGCGCAGTGCCAGCCGCCCTCAATTGGGGTTGAGTGCAAACAGGACCGGCAAGTCACAGGCGCCCCACCACCCTCGTGGCAAACAGCATGGTGATCGCAGAACCGGCACTCGAACCATGCCGGGTCCTCACTAATCCGCGTGGGCGGGTGCTGGGCGAAGATGACGCGCCCGGCCTTGTCCAAGAGGCGTTCGGCCATGGCACTGTCGGCTTCGATGCGCTCAATGTGCAGCGCGTCGGTGTCCTTGCAGACCGCAACGTACAGGGCACGCGTGATCCCCGTCAGGTTCATGTAGATCTGCATCTGTGCGGCGTGCTGGGGCTTGGCCTGCACCACGCCTTTGGCGGTCAATTCGCTGAAGCTCTTGACCCCGTGGGTCTTGAACTCCAGCACATGCCAGGCCTTCGGGGCCTCAAGGATGCCGATGGCAACGCCGTCCAGCGAGCCGCCGAAATGGCCGCCATGGGCTTCGACGCGGAACTGACGGCCGGTTTCGGGATCAACCTCGAGCACAGTTACGCCAGTGGCGCGCAGATTGCGCACGAGGCGGTCCTCTTCCAACTGGCCGGTCTCAAAGAGGCGCAGCAGGCGGCCGGAATGGCGCGCGGGCGTGACCCAGCGGAAGTCGTACCAGAGTGCGCGGGCGCAGGACTTGCCAATGATCGAGGCACCGAGGTGGTCTCTGAAACCATCACCCTGGCGGGCCTCATAATTGGCATAGATCGCCGTCAGCGTCGGCGCGGGGGCTTCGGGAAGCTCGGCCATCACAGACCCTCCCGTTCACTGCGGGCCTGCGCCTCAGCCAGAATGCCGCTCCAGGTTTCTGGATCATGGCGCTCACGCAGGACGCCGATCAGCGCATCCTTCAGCGTCTGGCGACGACGACGGCTTGTGCCTTGAGCCAGAAGTTCCGCCCGCTCGCGGCTCAGGTGCCGCAGCGCCGTGCGGGCCCTGTGAAACCAGTCCGGGTCGATGGGTTTGTGACCCCGCTGACGCGCCAGATCGGCTGTCGCGATCTGGGTGCGGATCTTGGCAATGGCGTCGTCAAGCTCGATCAACCGGCGCTGATCATCAGGCAAGCCGGGGCTGATCACGGCCCCAAGGTTTCCCTCGGCGGCCGCGTTGTTCATGTCAGTCATGGGAGTGTCCTCAGATGGGGTTAGGCACCGCCCCGGCCGTCAACAGGTCAGGGCGGCGCAGCGCGTCAGCCCTTCTTGTTCCAGGGCGCAGACGCCATCTTGGGCGGGGCTGCAGGTGTGGCGGGCGCAGCGGATGCCGGCTTGGCTGCACGGGCCGCAGCGGCGCGATCCGGCGGCAGATAGGCGACGGCATTGCTCTCCCCGTAGCCATTCTTCGGCGGCCGGATCTTCACCTGGATCGTCATCGGGATCAGGTGCAGTTCCTCGCTGTCGCTGACATGCATCTTGCCCGTCGCGTGGCAGATGGCCGACAGCGTGCGCTGCGCGATTTCTACCGTGGTCGGGTTCGGGTTCACCAGGTTCAACTGGTCGAAGATCTTCCGGCCCTTGTGCTCGCCATCGAGGATGTCGAGCATCAGCCAGAGAAACTGACCCATGCCATTCTTCGTGACGCGCATCTCGCTTTCGACAATCTGGGCGCGGTATTTGCCCGCGGGCAAAAGCTCCTGGGCGGTGGTGGGTTCAACGCTGGTAGCGTCGAAGGACGTGTCGAAACGTGCCATGGTCTTGTCCTTTCAGGGCGATCATTCAGATTGAGGCATGGCCGCCATGAACTCGGCCCAGCTGAGGGGCAGCGTGTCCGGAAGCCCGTAACGGTTCTTGGCGAGGAAGGCGGGGCGCTCCTCGGTGTGCATGACGCGCGCACCAGACCCGAGCGCCCGGGTGACCTTCTTGTTGAAGCCGACATCAGACTTCGCAACCGAGATCTGATAGTTGGCGAAGAGCACCACATCAGAATGCTCCTGCAGGAGCGCCGATGCGCGGGCTTGCAGCTTGATCACATAGCGGTCGTAAGGCTCGTGCTCGGGGCTGTCGAAGCGCTTGATGTCGGTATGGGCGATCTGGATGACCGCCATGCCTTTCTGGTCCCGGAGCGCATTCAGCTTGTCGAGATATTCGCGCCAGACAGTCAGCGCCTCGGCATAGCCTTTCCCGAAGCCGGGGGTTTCAATGGACGCCCAGCCGTTGCGGTGGCACGCTTCAGCCCAGATCAGCGGCTCCAGCCAGTCGACGCTGTCGATGACCACCGTGCCGAAGTCGTGGCCCTCGGTCAACAGAGCGTCCAGGGCCCCGGCCACGTCCGCATAGCTCGTCGCCAGCGGAAAATGTGGCACCTGCAGTTTTCCGAGCCCGTCCTCGGTCATGATGAACACCGGCCGGTCGGCATCAGAGGCGAAGGTGGATTTGCCGACCCCGGCCACGCCGTGGATCAGGATGCGCGGCGGTGTCAGCGCCGAGGTCATGCACAGGGATGCGAGAGAAATAGCCATCAGGCAGTCCCCTTCGCTTCCAAGACCACCTTCAACGCACCCATTTTGACAGTACGCGCCGGCTCAAACCCCTTGCGCCAAGCCTCAGGAAGCGCGCCATACGTGCGCTCAGCAACCGACAACTTCGTGTCGATGAACTCGGAAGGATCCTCCCCTGCCGATGCGATGTTCTGGGCAATTTGGGCAAGCTTTTCCTGGTCCCAGTCGACGCGTTTGGGCAGATCAGCCACCACCGCGTAGTCGCCGTCCACCAAGCGGACCGTGCCGGTGTCCTTGCCGCAGGCACGGCGCGCTTCGGCAGCCCGGGTCGCATAACGGACCTCAAAGACTGTGTTGAGCCGCAGC